CCAAACTAATACTGAACTTGTAGCCGAGAGCGAACTTTTAGCCGAGTCGTTTTCGACAGAGAAAGCGAAGTAATAACTCGCCGCAGAAAGTGTAATGTTGTCAAACTTAAAGGTCGATGAGTTTGCAAACGTAGAGCCATTGGAAAGAATGGCTGAACTCCATACCTTCCAATCGGTAGCAGATGGGCTTGCAGAGGTCGTGTAAAACAAGGTGATCGTCGTTACTCTTCCCACTGCTGGCATCGTGCAGGTAGCCGAGAAAGTAGGAGGAGCTGCCGAAGGTGCTAGATCTCCAATGACCGGAGCATTTAGTGAAGAAAAGTAATTAGGACTCGGCAGGCTTGAATTGGGAGCGGCAGTAAATGCGGTGATGCTCGCATCGTCGTAAACCGCCGAGTTGTACTCGGAAAGCTCTAGGCTTGCACCGAGGTTGCCGTCATCGACAGTCGCCTCGGATACCTTCATCACTCTAAATAGTTTATTCGTCCATCCGTAGTCAGCGTTTGTAATATCAACTACATCACCCGCATCGACTTGAATGCCGGGATAAGTCGACGTGATCGTGACAATCAAATCCTCTCTAGCCTGCTCAAGCCTGCGGTTTCCTAAATACTGAGCCTGAACAGAGTCGTTCGTAAACTCTAAAGTAGTTGTCTGTCTATTGGGTGGTTCGTTGGGATATAAGAGACCCGCAGGAGTCTCCATATAAACCAGATCCGGCTGATCTCTGTTTAACTTAGATGGAAACTCAATCTGGATTTGGTTGATCTGTTGATTGATGTCGGTAGCCGAAACTCTGATCTCGCCGATAAGATTTGTATCGTTGAATGAAAAGGTCGAGGTTTCTGCTTTGTTGATGACAATCGACCAGAGACCCGAAGCCGCGTTGTAAGCCATCCAGCTGTCTGAACACTCCAGCATCTTCTCGACGTTCTCAAGAACGGGCCTTCCTGTGTCGACTACACCGTTAATTCTGTAGCGGGCCTGTGTAGCTGATCCGCCGCCCGCGGGTGTATATGTGATTGTCTGGTCGGAGTAAGTATTAAGAGCCGTCGCGCTTGTAGAGTCCACTAGACCCGTCATGCCAGCGCCATACCTTGTGTCGGTCATGTAGTCGTACCAGACGTCACCCGGCTTTGCTACCGTTCCGCCTTTGGGGTAATGCTTGCAATAAAACGTGATTGGCAAAAGCCCGGTTGTCCCTGCGTCAGTGTTGTAATTCAGTTTGACAATCGCAAAGGCGAGTCCGTTCATCTGCCGTCCAGATGACGGCCAGCGAAGAGAAGCTGCAATATCAGAGCCACCCATAAAGACATTAGGTGCGGTTCCGTTTATTGGTGTAATAACGCCAGCGTTTGTAGACGTGTAAAGGCTTATATATAACTTTCCGCTTATCTTATCGTCGACATTTGGAGGAGTTGCCCCATCAGTAAGAGATATAACTTTTGTCTGATCTGTTCCGTCAAACGTTACCAGTTGATCTCCGTAGTAAAACTTTGACCGGTCAAAAGAGAATGTTGCGCTTGCATCGGAAGAGATAGAGCTGATCGCAAGAACGTAGTACATCGTCTTTTGATCGGTGGAAAGAACCGCATCGACAAAGACTCCACCTAGCCACGCATCACCATAAACGACAGGAATTGAGTTGTTATTTGCCGGAGGAACTTGTTGTCTTGCGCCTGTGTCTTGACTGTCAGGAGGCTTAGACCCAAAAGCTCTTGTGACAACAAAAGAAACCGCAAAATTGATAGCCGCCGCAGTAGCGTAGAACGCAAAAGTTCCTGCCGTAAGTGAAAAAAGCGTGGTTGCTACTAAAGTACCAATCATTTTTTACTCTCGGAAAAAGGTTGCTTGCATAGGTTTGAATTTATATCGTGTGTAATCTATCTCTGGACTGCTGTGCATAAGGCTGGTCAAAACAACCTGTACACGTCCTTGATCTAACATGTATTGAGCCAGTTGGTTAAACCTTAGCCAAAGCCTGCCGCCAATACTTGTATTTCGATATTCAGGCATCACCCACCAGCCAACCTCATGCAACTCTTTAACATCCGTGTTCCAAAAATTTCCTGTTACATAAGCGGCAAGAAAACCTCTTAAGTTGTCATCAACCAAAACAAAACCGCGGCCATTAATCATTTGCTGAAACAAATTCTTGACTTGCGGCTCGTTTTGTTTCGCCTTCAATGCTTCTATACCCGCTTCTTCTGCGTACAACCGCATCATTTCTAACAGATGCGGTATGTCGTATTTTGTAGCTTCTCTCATCCGGTTAGCTGCCGAGCCAGGGTTGATCTATATCATCTGACTGTGAATCTGACTGTGAGCCAGATTTAGGTGGAGCGCCAAAGTCAAAGTATTGACCAGCAATCGCCGCGACTCGGCTCATGCTCGTGTCGGAGGCATAGCGCTGTTGCCACGTCGTGAGATTGGTTTTGATCCCTGCAATCCGATTCTCAAGAATTGATCGGAAAGAAGAGCATGAAATGGAACACGTTGCAGTCCTGCTTCGTGCGTTCTCGTTCCAATCCTCCGTGATGGACATGTTTGAAACAATGCCCTGATAGCGCTTAAAAAACTGCGTAGTCGGGCTTGTAATGATCTGATAGTTAGAGTCGAAGAATCCGCGCCAAATCTCGACGGTAGAGCCTTTGATGTTTGATCCTAAGACCAAAGAAATATTTGTCGGGTCGATGCCTATAAGGCCAATCACCATATCTATTGAAGTCGCCTTGATCTCACGATTTACCGCACCGACAGACAAGAGACTTCCGAGGCTTGTAAATGAAATGCCGCCAGCAACAACTGGAGCCGCGGCATTGCAAAATGTATAAGTCGCGGTTGATGTTGTAAGACGTACAAATTCGCCGTGTGTGATGGTCGCGCTATTTAGCGCTGTCATTGGTGTTGTCATTGGACGTTCTCTCTGAAAACAAAGTCGGCATCCCAATCAACAAAAGCACCATTTGTCATCGGTCTTAGTGTGTAGGTTGGGCAGATCTCAGCAACGACAGAGAACGTGCAGGAAGCCCCTACAGCCGTCAATGTGCCAACAGTAGGAGTTCCTATGATCGGCCTGTGCAATGTCGCGTTAACGGTCGATCCTGAGCCTCTCAGGACCTGTGTGGTGATCTTGTAAGGGTAATTTCCTAACTGAATAAAATCACCAGCCTCAAAAACTACTGTGCCGCTTCCCACGGATGGTAAATTTCCTATGGCAATGACTGTGGCGTTCCCTGCTGGTAGCGAAGCAAGTGTTAGCGCTGAAGCCTGAGCCGAACTGAGACCGCCCTTGTATTCCGTGAACCACTGAAGGTTTGTGGTGTTGAATGTGATAGTCGCTGCATTCTGTCTATCCAGATTGTCAATCGTCTGAATGACATCTCGGACTTGCGGGTAATAGAGATAAGCATGAGGCTTAACTGTGAACACCCACGGAACCGAGGTCACATATTGAGCCGTCCTTACTTGCCCTGATCGTGAGTATTGCTGCCCAACCATTCTTCGGTTGTTAACCGTGATGGACTGAGAAATGTTTAGGATGGTCTGGAAGCTCATGCTCGACCTCTAGGTGATAGTGATTTTTGAGCGTAGGCGTTTGCCGCCCATACCGCTCGATTACTGCCCATGATCCGATCTTCAAAAGACTTAACGTCGATAGCTTGAATGTTGTAGTTAACAACCGTGGAGCCTGCTTGAGCCATCATGCCGTTAGGAACAATCGTTCCGCTTGCTTTAGGAACAAACAGCTCAGGTCCTTTTTCACCGACGATATAAGGTTCGCCGGAATTAACTGGGCCACCGTTAGCCCGAAACATATTAAAGAAACTGCTTAACACACCAGCGCTTGCATTTGATTTGGGGAAGATCGCGTCAAACAAGTTATTCAGCGATCTTGAGGCAAACTTTTGCAGCAAACTAGAAAGCACATTCTTAAACGCGTCAGAGGCTTTTCTACCTGATGCAAAAGCACCGACGATCTCAGCGCCTAAGCTCTTAAATCCATCCCGCAAATCCTCAAGCATTAGCTCCATATCGGTTTTTCCGGGCTTCATTGCTTTTGTATAATCTTCAAATGCTTTACCTAAGATACTGTAATACTCTTTGGCATTAACACAGCCTTTTTCAAACGCCTCATCAAGACT